TACGAACATGTCCCAAACGGTTAAAAACGACCACATAGGATTAGGTGTTTAGTTATAGGATTAATTATAGGTAATCCATATACCTTAAATAAAAAAAGGAAACACAAGTGTGTTCCCCTTTTAAGACAGTTAGTCGATTAGAATGGCAAGTCGTCGTCGTCACAAACGTGGAAACGAGTTTCTTCCATTTCCCGCAGTCTAGCGAGAGTCGTTGAGAATGCATCAGACAAATAATGCCTGTCGCCCGTCATCAAACGGCCATACTCGACCATTTTAACGTCTGCTCGACATAAATCTAATCCCCGAAGTATATTGCTATACATTTCGGCATCCGTTGTAGCGAATTCGTAATAGGCATAGGTATTATGGTTCTTACCGTGCACCAACCGACAGTTAAGTCGATTCAGGTTACAGAGGTCACCATACATTTCCTTTGCCGATTCTATTGCTAAACGCAACAGGTCGAATTGTTTTAAGCGTAGTTTCAACGTATAAACATTGAAGCCTGACACATTAATCGTACCTTGTCCGAAGACAGCGGAAGTACGAGTCGCTTTCGAAACAAATGTTTTCATAGGACTGATAATTAAACAAGAAAAGGAAAAACTATTTAGCCTGCTAATAAAAATAAAATTAGAACGGCCATATAGGGTAAGCTTGTCCAAAACGACCGGGGTACCCCCGAAGCTGGCCGCAGGCCGGGGTCAGCCTGTAGGGGACCCATCTCTCCCTCTTCCATAAACTAGAAAGTAAATACCCAGGGGGTGTGTCCCAAGAACCCTTATACCCGGGGGTATGTTATAAGTCCCCGATACTCCTAAAATTTTCCAGTAATGGTAGATTAGCGCATACCCCTTGGGGATTATTTTCCACTATAAGCCTGATTCTGGTGATTATTTTCCACAATAGCTGTCTCAAAAGTTTACTATACTTTCCCCCAAGTACCCATCAAGTACCCACCAAGCTCGTCACAAAAGTTTGCTAAATTTGTGACGGGGTTTGTCACAATTTTTAAAATATATGTGACAGATGTGGTTTATAACATCTAACTAATATGTACCCGTTAGGAGTACTTGGTATAATACCTGAAGGTATAATGTACCCTATAGGTTATAAAATCACACTATTGTATGACTTATAAGTCACAAAGGTCAGAATATAGGTTTACTGAATGAGAAATCATACTTTAGTATGGTAACAATTTTACGCTATATTTGTTACATGGACATAGATATGTACACCTGCGGGTTTGCCATTAGAATGGGTAACAGCAAGTTTGCTGATGATGAAACGCGGTTTATAGCATTTAGAGTCCTTATGCATCACACTCCCCGGGAGAGTTTAAAAAGATTGATGAAGCTTATAGACGACTATGATGAGAGATATATTAACCGCTCACTACTTAGACGAGACAAGATGGGCGCTGTTCAGAATAATGATGATGGAGCATGAAGAACTTTATTACTTTCCTAGTGACATGGATATCAAGCAACCTAGCGATTCCTTTTTGGACCCTGGGTCACGTACATCTTAGTCTCAATGTATACCAAGACTTGGTAGAGATAATTAGTTCATTTGGTATGAATATACTTGTAGCAATAGGGTTTTACTTAGAATGGAAAAAACATGAACGAGACAGCGCTTTATGATAACTTAGTTAAGATAAGTACCACAGAAGAATTCAAGTGGATTATGTTTAAGTGGTACATGCAAGGACTGCATGACTTTAACTACTGGAGTCTTAATGAGAGACCTTAGTTATTTCTACCTATAGCTTGAATACGTAGATGGGTTTTCTCCTGCTCCGCTGCCATAATAGCTAAGATACCTCGGAGTTCTTCATAACTAAGCTGGATAACTAGCATATCTTCCTGGCTATATATCTGGATCATAGTATGATCAATATAGATCTCAGGAGTAGATTGCTCTTCACTTAGAGGATCTACATATATACCAGCTTTGATAGTTGTTGCCATAGTTATGCTACATTACCGTCAATGATCATTTTGTTATCTACAGAGAATGTACCGTCTTTGTTCACTTTAACTACTGCGAATCCGTGTACCCAGTCGCTATGACCTTTCATGTACTCTGGATACAGCTCACATAAACATCCTGTAGTCCAGGCACCTTGGATATTGTTGTTAATATCACGGGTTGTGAACTCTGACTTTCTATGGAAGTGTCCGCAGATAGTACTAGCCTTAGCTTTAAGATACAAATTTCTTGCAGGGTTTACTGTACCACCACCTAAGTATTCATGACCGTGTATGATATTTAAGTTACCCGCTTTAATAGTAGCACTAGAATCTATTAATTGTATTTGGTTTTCTCCAAATCTAAGTAACATCTTTAGCTCAAACTCATCCATACCTATCCATTCTGGAGCCTTGATTCTTAACCACTTCTCTAGTCTATCTTCATGATTACCAAGCTTGTAGTAGATTCTAGCTTTAGGAAATGCTGTACGTAATGCTTTCATAAACCATCTACCTTGTTCTAACTCAGTCTTCATCTTAGGTTTACTTGGATCTTTATCAAAGCGTGATAACTGATAGAAGTCTAGAATATCACCGTTAAGAAGTATTGTATTAACTTGCTCTTGGATACCATATTGAATAGCCGCACCAAGAGCTTCTTCATCATGATAAGGGAAATGCACATCAGAAAGAACAAGAATATTATTAGCATCACTTGGTAATGTAAAGTCGTTAGGTCCAGACTTATATGATTTTGGTATATCATTAAATGGTGCATAGTTATATGTAATAGGTCTTTGTAATTCTGGATCTACATTTTTTCTAGAATTCTTACCTAGTAGTCCGGAGTGGCTTCTAAGTGCGCTACGTGCATGATCTACATTAGTAAATGCCATCTCATTTTCAGAGTACATAAGTTTAGCAATAGTCATGATTGGTAGAGAAGGATACTTCTTGAGATACTTCTTAGCGAGTTTACCAGTAGCTGTTAGCTTATCCATAAGGTCGTTATCTGATACAAGTTTATGGAAAATATTTTAATTATCAACCTTTTACGTGAAATTTTTTTATATCTTTATCATATGAGAAATAGTCTTGCTGGAAAATCAACAGGTAAATCTAAGTCTGCTAAGTATTTTGCTAGCCATCCTGAAGCCCGTGCTAAAAAGAATGCATATAATAAAAAATATCATTCTGATCCTGATAGAGTTAACTACAGAGAAGAGTTAAATAGTGCTAATAGACGTGCGGGTACATACGGAAATAAAGATGGTAAGGACATGTCTCATACAAAAAACGGAAAGCTGGTTAAAGAATCTAAGTCTTCTAACAGAGCTCGTAATGGGAAAGGAAATAATAAAAGATATAAATAATGGCTACACCTCCTAATAATTACTTTGCGCAAAATGTATTTAATATACCTAGCCAAACATCTACTCCAGTAGGCGCACCTAATGTAATTACCCTAGATTATTTTGCAGAGGGTATAACAGACTATACATTAAACTGTGCTCAGTTTACTAGTTACTTAACTTATGTTAATGTTGTTGGACCTACTACAGGTGCTTCAGTTAATCTATATATACCTAGTACTTATAATCTAAATGGTCAAACTGTAGTTGTAAAGAATACATCTGCAGATGATGTTATAATAACTCCTGTATCTGGAGTACAGATAGATGAGGGTAACTATGCTTCTGTAACTCTTACTGCGCCACCATCTATTGGTGATTTAGGAGCGGTTACATTAGAAGCTAATCCTACTAGTGCTGATAGCTGGTATATTTTAGATACATTTGTACAGTTCTAATGAGCGCTACCACAAATAGATTTGAGCTTGTTACTCTTGAGAAGCTTCAGGAGATCTATGATATTTTATCTACTAGCCCTCCGGGAGCTGCTGTATGGGGAACCATTACAGGTACTTTATCATCTCAGCTGGACTTACAAGCAGCACTTAACTTAAAGTATGATGCAAGTAACCCTGCTGGATATATAACATCTGCAGCTTTATCTAGTTACCTTACTATAGCTTCTGCTGCAGCTACTTATTATCCGTTAACTAATCCTTCTGGATATATTACTATATCAGCGCTATCAGGATATTTAACTTCCGCTACTGCTGCAGCAACGTACTATCCGCTTACTAACCCAGCAGGTTATACAAGTAATACCGGTACAGTAACTTCTGTACAGCTTGCTGCGGGTACAGGTATAAGTTTATCTGGTACAAACCCTATTACAACTAGTGGTACTATAACGGTTACTAACTCTGCCCCTGATCAAACTGTAGCCTTAACAGCAGGTACGGGAATATCCACATCTGGAACATATCCTAACTTTACCATAGCTACATCAGGTGTCACTATAAATAAGCAAAAAGTAACTGATGGAACTGCGGTAACTGGTACAACTATAAGCTCGTACACAGATAGCGTTTTAATACTTGCAAATACAGTAACTACAGGTGATATCATTTATGTTAAAACTCGTATAAGAAAAGTAGGAACAGCAGGTACATTAACAACACGTATGTATGTCAACACAAGTGCAGCAATTGGTGGTTCTTTAGTCGCAACAAGTGCGACTGCTGCGGCAGTTTCTTTGTACTTTCAATACAGCAGAACATTGGCTGTAAAGACATCAACAAATACAGAAACTATGGCGGGTAATGCTAATATAAACCCGGATGATAATACTGCTTTAACTATTGCTGTAAGCACATCAAATATAGACTGGACACAGAATCAATATCTGGTTGTTGCTGTTCAGAATGGAAGTACAGCAGATACATCAAGAAGTTCGTTTATACAAATTCAGATAAATAAAGCATAATGGAACAGATTATATACTTAGATGGAATTATAACTTATAGGGGCTCAGATTATCCTTATCATAGTGTAGAAAAGGTTGATGATTACTGCGTTCACGTACACATGGGAGAAGGCATTTATGCTTTTGTAGGGGGTAAAACTATACTTAATGGATCATTTAAACCGGATGCAGATAGTATAATTTCTTCTCTAGAACTTGTATAATTAAGTTAAACTTTGTATATTTATCATATATAGTAATCAACTCAAAATCTAAAACTATGGACATTCTTAACTGGTTATATCTAGCCAAAAACAAATTTGTACGTACTACCTATGACAATCCTAAAGACTTAATGATCTTTGGTGCTAAGGTTGGTACATCTAAGCGTGGAGACATTTATCAAACCTACGCAATGGAAATTGAAGACTTTTCTGCAACTTTACCTCCTGGCCCTCAGGGTCCACAAGGAATTCAAGGTCCTACTGGTCCACAAGGTGTACCAGGTCCTGTAGGTCCTGCTGGTTTAAACTGGCAAGGAGCATGGTCAGCATTAGGAACTTATGTTGTAGATGATGCAGTAGGATATAACGGAGCATCATGGTTTTGTATTGCTAACGTAGGTCCATCTGCTACACCTCCTGATACAGATCCTACAAATTGGGCGCTTTTAGCTTCACAAGGAGCAACGGGAGCTACAGGAGCTACAGGTGCTCAAGGTCCAACCGGTCCTCAAGGTCCTGCAGGAACTCCTGGTACTGTTCCAAACTTAGAATATAACAGTACAGATAAAACTGTTTGGAATAATGGTCAGGGTAACGTAGCTACTAATACTAGCTTTGGAGACGGTGCTTTAAAATCTAATGTGCTTGGAAGCCAGAATACAGCAATTGGCTACAATGCTCTTGCTTCAAATGTAGCAGGAATTCATAACGTAGCAATTGGAAGCAGTGCTCTTTTTTCTAATACCAGTAACTATAATCTAGCGATTGGTACTAATACTCTTGGAGTTATTACATCTCCTGGTAATATGGCTATAGGTCACAATGCTCTTTCAGCATCTGTAGCTGGATCAGCTAATATAGGAATTGGAGTTAGCGCATTAGTTGCAAATACTATAGGATTTGGTAATACAGCTATTGGATATAACGTTGGTGTAACTTCTACAGGAAGCTTAAATACTATTATTGGTCGTAGTGCTGATTCAGCAGGTTATTCACAATCAGTAGTTTTAGGAGCTTATGCTATTGCTACTGGAAGTAATCAGTTTGTAGTTGGATCTGCCGGATATAACGCTGGAACCGTATCTATAGAGGGGAACCTTTCATCAAAAGTATGGAATGTAGTAATTAACGGTACACCTCAAAAAATACTATTGGCGTAATGACTAAAAAAGAAGCTCTAGAAATTTTAACCCAGGCCTTAGATCAAGCATTTAAAAAAGGTGCTTACTCTTTACAAGATGCGGGTTTTATAACAAAGGCTTTAGATGTACTAGTATTAGAAAATAATAACTCAAATCAAATCTAGTTATGGACATTTTAAACTGGCTTTACTTAGTAAAGAATAAGTTCACAAGAACTACAATTGAAAATCCTGCTACTGACTTAGTTGTCCTAGGAGCAGATGTATCTTTCCAAAAGCGTGGAGATAAGTATCAAAACTATGCTATACCAGCACAAGATTTTTGTGCATCATGTATAGCTAGTAATACTGCTTTTTATACAATGAGAGCTAGTTCTGCTTATGTAGAAGTAAGTACGCAGAGAGGTATTATTGAAGTTATAGATATGGGTACAGACCCTGCCTATGCACCTTTAAGAAGTTTTAATTCAAGCTATCAGTTTGTAATTGATAATCCTGCGCTTAACTTAACCCCACCTAATAGAGATAATATTTACGTGCAGTATTCTGTATACTATAGTCAAGGTGTGGATGATAATGCTATACCTTATCTTATTTCTACAGGCTTTAATCCAGGTCTTGAGTTTAATTTGTATAATGCTAATCCCGCTTTAGATGATACAGGCAACTGGCAAGGATCTTTGTATATATACTATGAACTTTATGAAATCTAATCGCTATGGCACTAGGTAATAACAACTACACTAGCGGTAATAAAAAATCTAACTATAGGTTCCAGTTGCAGGTGCTACGTCTCCTGCAACGGATCCTTAATGCCTTATAACTATGTCATTAGGAAACGGTAATCCAAAAGAAGGAGACAAAGGCTCAAACTTTAACTACGAGTTAAAAGTACTACAGGGCTTAGATGCAATAGCTACAGGTCTTGAACAAGGTAATCTTGGTAAAGGTCTATTTGCTGAGTATGAGAATAGTATTGCTATTACAAATACTATAACACCTGGTAGGTTAACAGGGGTAGGTGTAGGATCTTTATTAGTTCCCGCTAATACCTTTAAAGTAGGTGACTCTTTTCATTTAAAAATGCTAGGTCACCTAGGCTCTAGAAATAATGCGGGTCTTACTATAACTATTGATAATACTGACGGGGTTATTTTTGGTACTACAGGTAATATGATTTTAGCTGCAGCTATTAATAAACATTGGGAATTAAATGTATACTTTACTATTCGTGAAATAGGACCTGCTCGTACAGCTAGCATTATGTCTGGAGGTATGTTTAATTATACTCAAAATGCAGCAACTTCCTTTAATGGTACAAACTTTACAGAAGAAAATAATACTGATTTTGATACTACTGTAGATAATGAACTTAGAGTAAGTGCTCAATGGGATGGTACGAGTCCTCAAAATTCTATATACTCTGAAATAGCAATACTACAAAAGATTTACTAAAATGATTGAGACTTGGACATTTAACGTTAAGGATGTTATCTGGATTGTAACAGGAGTAGGATCAGGATTATCAGCATACTTTGCTTTAAAGCAAGAAATTGGTAAGTTAAAAGGTAAGGTAGACAAACTTACTGGAGACATGGATGCTCTAGAAGCTGACCTTACCGCCAAAGAAAATACTATTTATAATCGTATGGAAGCACTTAAAGAAGATCAGAAAGCTGCTCATGAGAAGCTGGATCTGAAGATGGATAACTTAACTAATCATATGACACAGTTAAGTACTAATATCGCAGAACTTACAGGCTATATCAAAGCTACTAAAGAGCAGCAGAGTAAGAAGTCTTAAGGTTAATACTAGTTTAGGTTAAAAGCCTGGGTAAACGTACCTGGGCTTTTTTTATTTAAATTTGTTTAGTTTAAACTTTTACTATATATTTGTTTAAACCTAAATAAGTTACGTTATGGAAAACCAACAAATTACAGCAGAAGAAATGGCTGCTAAAAAAACTGAACTAATTGAATCTTATAAGGAACAATCTGAGTTACTAGAGATTCAACTTAAGTACGAAACACTTCTAGCAGATGTTGAAGAACAGCGTTTGCGCAGGCTTGTAGCTACCATGAGACAAGCTCAGATTATGGCACCGCCTCCAGCAGAAGAGGAGGAATCTTCTGAAATCGAACAACCGAAAACCAGAACCCTTAAAAAAGAAAAGTAATGGCTGTAGTAAATCAGGTACGAAAGACCGTGAGAATGGACCTATGGAGTATAGTTAAATTCCAGTTAGCTGTTCATTGTCACCTAAAATCGTTAAACGTATCTGATCAAGACTTAAGTTGTCTTACTTTTCTTGCTCTTTCGGGGGAGAAAGAACTAACAGATTTCTGCGAGGCTGCTACTAAGAACAAAATTTTTGGTAGCAGCCAGTCTGTTAGAAACGCTATTACTAAAGCTGAGAAAAAGAATCTAGTAATAAAAAAGGGAAAGAGTAAAAAGAAGATTGCTCTAAGTGATGATCTTAAGATACAGATTAACGGTAACATATTATTAGACTATAAGGTAGTCCATGTTGAATCCTAAGAAATCAAATTTCCTAATTAAGGAATTAGCTGAAGAGCTGAATCTTCCAGAATCAGAAGTTTCAGATGCCGTATCCTACTACTGGAGTAGCATAAGAAAGCTTATGGAGTCTGGAGAAGAACCTAAAATAGATGTAGAAAGTTTAGGTGTTTTTTATGTAAAGACTACTAGTCTAAATAAAGAAATACAGAAACACGAAGACTATGTTAGAATTATCAATCCTACCAACTTAAATCGATATAACTTTTATATGAGCGCACAAAATACTTTGAAGCGTTTATATAAGATTAGAGAGAACTTAAAAAACCAAACTCTTGCTAAAAAACAATTTAAATCAAATCGAAATGAAATTTTGGAAAAAGGTAAAGAAGATCTGGAGGGATAAGTGGTTAATCCTAGAAGGGATATTTAATTACTACTTTACCCGAAAGAAAATACAGCGTATAGCTACTTGGCGTATGGAGATTTGTGAATCCTGTCCGCTTATAGATATTAAAGGATCTAAATGCGAAGTACCGGGTACTCAACCTTGTTGTGGAGATTGCGGCTGCTCCTTAGCTTATAAGACACATAGTATGTCTTCAGAATGTCCACGCGGAAGATGGTTTGCCGTAATGACAGAGGAAGACGAAGACGATTTAAATTCTAAATTAGAGAACTATGTCGATACTATTTAAAGCAGATACGCATAGCTATACGAGTATAGACCCTAATGAGAATATCACATGGGTAAGCGTAACAGGAGTTATATCTAAGTTCAAAAAACCATTTGATGCAGATGTTATTGCTGCTAAGTCAGTAAAAAATAAAAAGAGTAAGTGGTACGGAATGACCGTCGAGGATGTCAAAGAGGCTTGGAAGAACGAGTCGCAGAAAGCAGTTAATCTAGGTACATGGTATCATTCGCAAAGAGAATTAGCCTATACGTCTTGTGAAAACATAGAGCAGGATGGTTTTGTTATACCTATCTTTAAACCTATAGAGTCTGATGGAATTAAAAAAGCGCCGGATCAAAAATTAAAAGATGGGATATATCCAGAACATATGATGTATCTTAAGAGTGTAGGATTATGTGGTCAAGCAGATAGAGTAGAAGTAGTAAATGGTATAGTAAACATTTATGACTATAAAACAAATAAAGAAATTAAAACCTCAGGTTATACTAACTGGGAAGGAATTACTGATAAAATGCTTGATCCAGTTACTAATCTGGACGATTGTAACCTTAACCATTATGCTCTCCAGTTAAGTTTTTATATGTATATGATTCTTAAGCATAACCCTAGACTTAAACCAGGAAAAATGATTATCGAACATATTATCTTTAAAGAAGCTGGTAAAGACGCTTATGATAACCGTGTTGTATTATACGATGCTTCCGGGGAACCTGTGGTAGATGACATAGTAAAGTATGAAGTACCATATCTAAAAACTGAGGTTATAAACATTATTAATTATTTAAAAAACTTAAATGATGCTTAATAGTAGTATAGATACCTTTAAATGTCTAGTAAAAGCATCGCACTTTACTAAAAATGCTGAAGATGCAGATAAGTATCATAACGCATATGCTTTTGGTATACAATCTATTTCTGGTAAAGTACTTACATTTCATGTGATGACCGACTATGGTATGCTAAGATCACGAGTACCTATATCGGAAATATATATTAAGGAGCCCATAAATGATATAGATTTTCATATGAAGCAGTTATGGGATTGTTTTTCTGAGAATGTAACCATTAACTGTTTTGAATATCTTCGAGAAAAAAGATGTCAGGTTATCCTTAAAGATAAAAGTTTTGTTTGGGCTACTTATATGTTTACAGTAGACTGGTACAATAACCCATATTCGGAAGAACCTTCAGACTATAAATGCGGTCACATACTTATGGCCGATGATGGATATTTAATGTGTCAACCTAATAATAGAATATTTTGGAAAGACATGAATTGGATAACTAAAGAATTTCCAATTGCCCTAAAAGATATAAAAGTAGATACTGAACTACTATCTGTAGAAGCTGTCTCAAATAGATGGATTGCAGAAGATACAGATAGTTATTATTATAACATAGAGAAAAATGATAATTAAACTATTTGATATACAGGATGGTATAGTAATTCCTACTGAGCATTGCTACACTATTACTACACTTAAGAAGATAATGGATGATTATCCAGAAGATTACCTAAAAATATACCTGTATTTATTTTACATGACTTGCCCAAGCCCAGATATAAATCCTTTCTTTAATCTTGCAGAAGATGACAAAGAAGAGATTATATTAGCAGAAATAAGTGCAGAGTTTAGTCCTGAGGATGATGGTATCCCAGGCGCATTAGATCTCTGTAGAAAATTATATGAAACCCCGACCATGAGGGCGTACAATGGTATTAAGCAAATGCTCGATAGATTAGCAAACTATATGGCTACAACAAGTATAACAGATGGGAGAGACGGTAATATCACAGCGCTTACTAATACAGCAGCAAAATTCCAGCAAATTAGAGAAGCTTACAAAGGCGCGTATAAAGATCTTCAAGAAGAACAACAAGGTAGGGCTAGAGGAGGAGCCGGGCTTGCATATGACCAAATGTAACTTATCAGACTTTTTTATCTACTATTCTTGTGAAACAGAAGAATGGATGGCTATACCTAGAAATAATTTAAGTACCTTTATGAACAGTTATTCTTTACCTAGTAAGGCTAAAGACATTGACTCACTAATAAAACTTATAGAAAATGGCAAAGCAAAACGTTGAGAAGACTGCTCCAAAAGGAGACATTAAGTTTTCTATTACCTTATCTGAAGAGCAAAAGAAAGCAAAAGAGTTAATTCTCAATGCTCCTTATAACTTCTTATTAGGTAATGCTGGTTCTGGTAAAACTTTACTTGCTGTACAGGTAGCTCTTGATATGTACTTTAAGAGAAGAGTAAACAAGATTGTTATAACAAGACCTACTATATCTACTGAAGACAATGGTTTTTTACCAGGTTCTGAGAAAGAAAAGATGGAGCCTTGGCTTGTACCTATTAAGTCTAATATGAGAAAGGTTTATGATAAACCGGATATCTTAAATAAGCTTGAGGAACAGGAAGCTATAGAGCTTGTATCTCTTACACACTTTAGAGGTAGAACTTTTGACAACTGTATATGCATAGTAGATGAATTTCAGAATCTTACTAAGGCTCAGCTCCAGATGTGCGTAGGGCGTTTAGGTAAAGATTCTATTATGATCTTTACAGGTGATCCTCACCAAATAGATTTAAAGTTTAAGAATGAATCTGCTATACATGAGGTACCTAAGTTAGAAAAATCGCAATGGGTTAATAAAGTAGTTCTTTATGATAATCATCGCCATGAGGCACTTAGTGAAATATTAAAACTTCTTAATGAGTACTAATATAGAAATACCTACATGGGAAAACGGGGAGTGGTCTACTACTACCTTTTCTACTCGTGACGAGTTTAAGGATTTTGTATTTAGTATTTTTAAAGAACCTGGTCAATATCAGTTTGATGAATCAAGTCTAAAATTTAACGAGCAGGCTAGAATATTTAACGATATAGGTTTTTATTGTAAAGCTCCTCAGGGAACCAAAGACTTTATTATTTACTGGAATGACCAAAAGAATAAGTGCCGGGTAGGCGCTATATATAAAAACAACGGTAATACATGGTATATACCACGTGACTATTATATGTGGTTAAACTTCTTACCTATCTTCAATAAAGAAACACAGAAGTTTGGATTTGCTGATGTCAGAGATGCCCAGTATCACATGGCTTTATATGAATGCCTTGCTGAATTAAACTTTAAACACGTTGCAATATTAAAGAAACGTCAGATTGCATCTAGTTACTTTCATGCTGGTAAACTAATTAACCAGATATGGTTTGAAGAAGGGATTACTCTTAAAATGGGAGCTAGTCTTAAAGACTATATAAATGAGAAAGGTACCTGGAAATTCTTAAATGAATACGAGGCATTCTTAAATAGACATACTGCATGGTATCGTCCTATGAACCCTAATAAGGTTATGATGTGGCAGCAGAAGATTGAAACTGTAGAACCGTTAACTAAACGTAAGTCTGAAATAGGACTTAAAGGAGTAATGCAAGGGATGTCCTTTGAGAAAGATCCTACTAATGGGGTAGGGGGACCATGTAAGTACTTCTTCCACGAGGAAGCCGGTATTGCTCCTAAGATGGATACAACCTTTGAATATATCCGTCCTGCAATGAAGTCAGGGTTTATGACTACGGGGATGTTTATTGCTGCAGGATCAGTGGGGGACTTGTCTCAGTGTGAACCACTTAAGAAGATGATTACTAGGCCAGATGCTAATGATATCTACGGTGTAGTATCTAATCTAATAGACGAGACAGGTGTAACAGGTACCACAGGATTATTTATTCCTGAGCAATGGTCTATGCCACCGTACATAGATGAATATGGTAACTCTAAAGTAGAAGAAGCTTTAGCAGCATTAGACGAGCAATTTGCCATCTGGAAAAAAGAATTAGATCCACAAGAATATCAGTTACGTATATCTCAGCATCCTAGAAATATTAAAGAGGCGTTTGACTTTAGAACTGTATCAGTATTCCCTAGTCATTTAATAAATGCCCAAATGCGACGAATCGAGGATAGACAATATGCTGAGGAACATTTAGAAATATACAGAGACGAGAAAGGTCAACCTGCTGTGACTCAGACTAATAAGTATCCGATTAGAGAATTTCCTATTACTAAAGATACAGAAGATAAGACTGGCTGTTTAGTAGTATGGGAAAGACCGGTTCAATCTCCAGAATTTGGAACTTATTATGCTAGTATTGACCCCGTTGGCGAAGGTAAAACTACAACATCAGAATCTCTATGTTCTATTTATATCTATAAAACAGCAATTGAAATTACTAAAAAAGATGTAGATGGTGTTCAGACATTTATAGAACCTGATAAAATTGTAGCAGCTTGGTGCGGTCGTTTCGATGATATTAATAAAACTCACGAAAGATTAGAGTTAATTATAGAATGGTATAACGCCTGGACTATTGTGGAAAATAATATTCCGCAGTTTATTACCCATATGATTAATAGAAAGAAGCAAAAGTATTTAGTTCCTAGACAGCAAATTCTTTTCTTAAAAGATATAGGAGCTAATGCTAATGTATTTCAGGAGTACGGCTGGCGTAACACAGGTACTTTATTTAAAAGTCATATGATAAGTTATGCTCTAGAATTTATCAAAGAAGAACTTGATCAAGAGGTAACATCAGATGGGAAGGTTATTAAAAATGTATATGGTATTGAACGTATTCCCGATATAATGCTGATGAAAGAAATGATGGCATATAGAGACGGAGTTAACGTCGATAGGCTTGTGGCATTTGCAGCTTTAGTAGCATTTGCTAAAGTCCAACAAGCAAATAGGGGTTATAAAAAACGCTATGAGGAGACTGGAGCAGCAAAAAACTTGGATAACTCTAATAAATTCAGTAAATTAAATATGAGCCCTTTTCGTCACATTGGCGGTGGGGGTAGTAAATTTGGTGGATTAAAACCACCAAGAAATCCTTTTAAAAACTTACAATAAGCTATGCAGATATATAATGCGATGCAGGTCAAGGCTGGAGCCAAGGTAGAGTACAACAAGATGGGTACTCTTAATCAGCCTATTCAGTTTATTCCTAGAAAAGAAAAAGATAATGACTGGACAGCCTGGAACCTAGACTGGTTAGAATGGAAAGGTTTACAGCATGTACGCCGTAATGCTCGTAGACTTATGAAAAACTATAAGCTTGCAAAAGGTATTATAGATAAAGGTGACTACATTATTGAAGAAGATAATGAATACGCAGATCTTATTGAAACATTAACTAAGGAAGATACTGCGGCACTAGAGCTAAAGTTCTATCCTATTATCCCTAATGTAATTAATACTCTTGTAGCAGAATTTGCTAAGCGTAACTCATCAGTTACCTATAAGTCCGTGGATGAGACATCTTATAATGAAATGATGGAGCTGAAACGCGGTCAGATAGAAGAGTCTCTAACATATATGGCCGAGCAACAGTTAATGATGAAACTTGCTGAAGATGGCGTAGATACACAATCCGAAGAGTATCAGCAGATGCTTTCCCCTGAAAATGTTAAATCTTTACCACAAATCCAAGACTTCTTTACAAAGTCTTATAAGTCTTTAGTAGAACAATGGGCTGCACATCAGCATGAAGTAGATGTAGAAAGATTTAAAATGGATGAGCTAGAGGAGAGAGGTTTTAGGGATATGCTTATTACGGATAGAGAGTTCTGGCATTTTCGTATGCTTGAGGACGATTATGATGTAGAGCTATGGAATCCTGTACTTACTTTCTACCATAAGTCTCCAGATGCTCGTTATATATCTCAAGGTCAGTGGGTAGGTAAATACGATATGATGACTGTAGCCGATGTTATAGACCGTTATGGATGGTTAATGACTGAGGATCAGATGAATACCCTAGAGCAAATTTATCCTGTACGTTCTGCGGGTTATCCTATTCAAGGTTATCAGAATGACGGTAGCTACTATGATGGTACTAAGTCTCATGACTGGAATACTAATATGCCGTCTTTAGGTTATCGTCAGTATACATCTATGTGGGATAATACTCTACGTGGAGGAGATATCGTTAACTGGATTCTTTCAGATAGTGAAGACTGGTATGATATGGGTATGACTAACTTACTACGTGTTACTACAGTTTACTGGAAGTCTCAACGTAAAGTAGGTCATCTTACTAAGATAGATGATATGGGTAGCACTGTTTCCGACATAGTAGATGAAAACTATGTAATAACAGATAAACCTCTTTATAATACAGATCTATTTAAAAATAAAACAAAGGACAACCTCTTATTCGGAGAACATATAGAATGGATCTGGATTAACGAAGTATGGGGAGGAGTTAAAATAGGACCTAATCACCCTACTTATTGGGGAACTAATAATCCTGGCGGTATTAATCCTATTTACTTAGGTATTAACCAAAACCATATCGGACCTATTAAATTCCAATTTAAAGGTGACGATACTCTCTATGGATGTAAACTTCCTGTAGAAGGTTCTGTATTCTCAGACCGTAATACAAGATCTACATCACTAGTAGATTTGATGAAGCC